TACTAAAAAAGAAGTTGTAAAGACTCGCGACTATTATGAAGTTATAGATTTGCCCGACCCGATACCCTATACTATCTATGGTTTAGCTGATTTCTTAGATTGTGATGCTGATACGCTTTTGAATTACGCCGAAAGACCTGAATTTTCGGTAATTATTGCGCGCGCGAAACATAAAATACTGACAAACAAAGTAGTTAGGGGCTTAGATGGAAAATCAAACCCGGCAATAACTAAACTGCTTTTAGGTTATAACTATGGCATCGTAGAACCTAAAGGCGAAACGCAAGACGATAAAAACATTAACATAAACATTCAGTACCCACCTGATAAGTAGTGCCGCGAAATATCGACATAACACTATACCGACCGCATATAGGGCAACAGCGTATCTTAAACAATAAGCGCCGTTTCAATTGTATAGTATGTGCGCGGCGTTTCGGTAAGACTGAATTGATTACATCGGTTGCGTTACCGTTAATTTCACCTGCAGTATTCGAAGGTAAGTTCGTAGGTATATTTGTTGATGACTTTAAAGACTTCGCGCAAAGCTGGGCAAAGATAGTTGATACCTACAAGCTAAGTAATGAAGGCGGCATTATAAGCCATAAAGATGAAACATCAAAGATAATGCAGTTCTTAAATGGCGGCGTTTTAGAAGTATGGTCCATCGGCGATGAAGGGCGAAAAGATAAAGGTAGGGGCCGCAAATATCACCGCGTTATTTATGAAGAAACGCAAAAAATACCAAGCCATATATTAGAATACCATTGGAAAACAGTGGCCCGCCCTACCTTGACTGACTTCAAAGGTGAGGCGTTTTTCATTGGTACCGCTGCAGGTAAAGATAATTATTGGTACGAACTATGCCGTAACGGCGCAATCGCTGGTAACGTTGAACGTAACTGCTATGGCGATATTGATTTACCTCAAAGCGAAAACGGTTCTGAAAGTTGGATAACGTTTAGAATGGAAACAACCGATAACCCAGCCATTGACCCTGCCGAGGTAGCAGATGCAAGCCGTGACCTGGACCGCTTAACGTTTGAACAAGAGTATAAATCTGTATTTGTTGACTATTCAGGTGAAGCATGGGTTTATGTTCTAAAGGACAAAAGCATTCAGCAAAAAGTATTTCAGCCCGCAAAGAAAATCAATTGGGAAACGGAACAGATTTACGTTTCATTTGACTTTAACAAAATACCTATGACCGCGGCGGTAATGAAAAAAACCGTATTGCCGCCCGACCTATCAGCACGTTCGCGTTATCGGTATGGCGTGCATATCATTAAAGAATTTAAGATAGGTTCTGAAGAACGCGGTGAAGCATCAATATATGATACATGCCAAGCGTTTAGGGAATGGGTATTTTCCGAAACAAATAAGAAGATAGGCCGCTGGTCCGATACTGCTATTTATCCCTGCACTATACCGCTACTGATTACAGGCGATGCGAGTGGTGATAGGTCCGATGGTCGGCAACGTGTTTCTAAAACTTACTATGAAATTATACAAGAAGAACTTCAATTACCCGCGCGTTTTTTTGTAGTGCCTAAAGCGAATCCCCTACATGCTGAAAGTTATGTGCAAACAAATACTATTATAAGCATGTGCCCCGACTTTCAGATATATGAAGATAAATGTCCGGGCTTGCGTATGGACTGTTTGCGTATCAAATCCGATAATAGCCGCCGAATCATTAAAGGCAAAGGCGAAGAACGCCAAGCGGACTTATTAGATAATCTTAGATACTTACTTAATACGTTTTGTCAAGATATTAAACTATAATCCCCATGATTTACCGCCCGAAAATTAAAGTACATTCTAATGCCGAAATAGAATATTGGAAAAACCTAATAAATGAAAAACGCTATCAGCACAAAACATTACAGCGCTGGTTAGTGATTTCAGATGTTCACAGGCCTTTTCACAATCAGATACTATGGCAAAAACTACTAAGGCTTATTAGCGAATTAGGCACTAACTTACACGGTATTGTATTAGCTGGTGATTACTTAGATTTATACACCTTAGGTTCTTATAATGCCGAATCATTGGCCAACTTATCGGGGCTTACCCTACAAGATGAATATATTGATGGGCTGCATGGCATTGACGACATTAACAGCGCGTTTAAAGGTGCTAAAAAATATTTCTTATTTGGCAATCATGAAGACCGATACTTTAGGCATATTAAAGAAAAAGATAATGCCAAATACGGCGGCGCGTTAATAAACCCTACTGAGGCGCTATACTTACACGAGCGCGGATGGGAAGTAAAAACAGATTGGCAGTCAGATTATTTCACGCTTGGTAAACATCTTGACATAGTACACGGGGTTTATACTTCTATTCATGCAGCAAAGGCGCACTTAGATAAAACGCAGCATTCTGTAATGTTTGGCCATACGCACCGCGTTCAATGCTACCACACTGGGAACAAAGCAGCTTTTAACATCGGCGGTCTATTCGATATCAAGTCTAAAGGATTTAGCTATATGCCACGTTTCCAGCGCCAATTGTGGGCAAATGGTTTCGCCATCGTCAATATAACTGACAATGGCGATTTTTACGTAGAACAGGTAAATGTATGGGCTGATAAGTTTTTAGCTAATGGTAAGATGTATTAGCGCCTAAATATCATAGTATAAGGATGCCCACCGTAATTAAACAACGGGCCATGATACGGAAACTTAGCATAGTTTGTAATATGCTTTTGCCATTGCTGCCATGGCGTTTTAAACTTCGGTTCTTGAAAGTCAAGCCAGAAATAACAGCGGTGCGTTTTAAGTTCGTTGTTCAATAGTGCAACCCATGAATAATAACGCGATTCTGATTCTATTACTGAGTAGTGCCGCGATGGCTGCCAGAATTTAAAGCGCTTATATTTTCTGTAAAACTTACGGGTTAACGGAAAATAATTAAACGAATTGTTAAGTATTAAACCTAATTCAATGTTATCTGGTTGGCCGCTTAAAATAAGTTCGCGTACCCATTTAGATTCCGTTTGCATACTTACTTCTAATTTTATGAAATGCTTGTTTTTCTATTTGCCTAACACGTTCGCGGCAAACGTTCATTTTTTCGGCTACTTGGTTTAAATCTTGCGGGAAGTTATCGAAGTATCTAAGCTGTAATATTTTCAATTCACGGTCCGTTAAACATTCGGTAACTTCGTTGTAAAGTTCTTTTAGTTCTTGCTTTAAAATATGCTTATCTGTTAAATCATCGGATGCAACTTGATATATTGCATCCCCATCTTCGTTCAAATCATCTAAGCTAACAAATCCTGTAATGCTTTGGGCCGATACAATTAGATGCTCAGGTATATTTAGCTTTTCGGCCAATAGCTGAGAATCTGTTTCTTCATGCTTACCAATTTTGTATTTTATTTCACTTATTTTGTGCGGTAATCTAACAAAACTTTTCTTAGTATCTAAAAACTCTTTAATATAGCGCTGAATATGAAACAGCGCGTAACTAATGAATTTATTTTCAAATGCCGGGTTAAAAGTATCAGCGGCTTTAATTAAGCCTATCATAGCTTCGCTTACTAAATCCATTATATCACATTGCGAGTTATCGTAACGAAACGCAACCGATGCCGCAAATAACATATTGTGTTTTATTAGCATATCGCGATTTGCGAATCGTTCTTCTTCTCGCGTAAGTGGTTTGTATTGTTGCGCTTCGGTTAAGAACTGCTGCAGGATACCTTTTTTATCGCGTTTGTTATTTCCTTTAATATGTACGTGCCTAATCATAAGTATAGAATTGATAAAAGTTTAAAACTTGTTGAGATGTACGGCGGCAAATAAAAGCATCTTTGTGCGCGCGTTTCCACGTTGTAAGCATTATTTCAGCTTCTTCAAGTGTGTTATAAACAAACATAATCCGATATAGACTATCTGTTTGTTCTACTTGAGCTTGTTCAATCGTACACATCGCTAAGTGTTCAGCGCGTATAAATTCGGGGTGTCGGGTGCTAAGTATTTGAATGCAATAAAAAGTATCCTGATGTTGAGCCATTGCGCTAAATGAAAGCGTGAAAATTAAAAGTAGTGTTTTCATATTACATGTGATTTTAAAATTATAAAAATGCAGTGTAAGATGCTGCGCCCTGTTTGGTTAGTTAAGCTATTTTAAGCGCTTCTTCAAGTATTACTATTGATTGGTCGCGAGTTAAGTTATAAGTATCGCAAAGCATATTTGATACTACAAAAAGATGTTGAGCATCGCCTAAGCCCTGAGCTAACATTTTAGTTAAAATTTCTTTAGCTGTAATTAAAGCGTTTGCGAAGTTTAATTCTTGAGTTGTCATAATATTGAAGTTTTTTAAAGCGTTTCATCAAATCGATGCTCAAAGATACAGCTTCTTTTTAAAACTGCAAATATTTTTATAAAAATTTTATAAAATGTTTTATCTTTTTTTGCCCTAACTTTACAACCAAATTAAACACACATGATTTTTAGAAAACAAAACAGGGCCGAACAAAACGAAAGTAATTACCAGAAGTGGCTTAAAACCTACATTCCCGAAACTACAAAGCAGCGCATAGAATTGACAAGAGTATTTACAGACCGCGCTGGTAATAACTTTTATATTTTGAAAAACCCGGCGAACCTGACGCGTGAACGTGCGCAAAGAATTGAAGAAGCTATGACCGCTATTGATTACGGTATTCATAAAAACGAAGTAGTCGAAAAGCTATCAGGTATTTTAGAAACTGTTGAAGAAATGCCATGGCAAAACATGACCCGCGATAAGCTAAAAGAATTTCATACTAAGTCTAAGGACCAACTAAATGATATTCTGTATAGGCTTAAAAGCGTTAAGATAGATGACCTATTATTAGAAGCTGGTTTGTACTTCTTTTATATTGATGGTGAAAATCCTTATATAATAAATTCAGAAACACAACAGCGCAAAATGGATGCAATTAAAAAAGATGATGAACTGCGCGCTTTTTTTTTGAACAGTATAGAACAAATTTTGAAAGGTTCGAGCGCTTTAAAAAATTAAACTTTCCACGGCTAAACAAAATTGAACCGAACGCTAAACCAAAAAAGAAACCGCAAACATATCAGCACGCATTACAAAAACTGAAAGAACAAAACCGCGAGAACGATTATATAATAACTAAGGGTGACCCGGTACAGATGGCAAATGTTAGATTTTGGGTTATACGCGATTATTACAGCGCATTAGAACAAATATTAAAAGATAATGATAGGGCTGAGCAGGCTCAAAAACAAATAAAAAATGGCAGAAATTAAAGACGTTTATAGTTTAGAATTTAACAGTTCACAGTTTCAGACTGAAATCAATTCAGCTATTGAAAGTATTGACCAGCTAAATAGCGCTATGGCCGAAGGTGTTGATGTTGCCGATGATTTAGAATCAGCACAGGCTAACTTAGTTAACGTGTTGAATACTGAAGCTAAGGGCGTTGAACAGCTAAATCAAAAACGCGATACTTTAGTTAAAACACAAAAAGCCGTTAACGCTGAATCAAAAGCTGGTGTAGCAGTTGGTAAGCAGTTGGATGCAACAAATAAACAGATAGCAGTTAGCACAGGGCAGGCGGCAACACAGCAAAAAAGCTTTGCAGGTTCGTTAGTTCAAGGCGCGCGTAATATAAATAGCATGCGCCGCGCTGGTATGATGTTGGGCAATGTATTTAGATTGTTAGGCGGTTTGAATCCGTTTGGTTTATTGCTTACTGCTATACCTGCCGTTATAAGTTTAATCACTGGTGCAACAAGTGCGCAAAAAAGTTTTAATGAAGCCGCTGAATCTGCAATAGATAATTATGCAAAAGAAAAAGTGGCTGTAGATGAATTGTTTAATTCATTAAGCGATGTTAATGTTAAAGGCGATGAAAGAAGCGCTGTTATTGAACAAATAAATCAGCAGTACGGCGATTACTTACCTAATATGTTAACCGAAGCATCAACAGCCGAAGAAATTGCAGCGGCTTATGATTTAGTTAACCAAGCATTGATAAAAAAGGCGGTTACCCAAGCTAAGACGCAAGCATTAGAAGAAGCTACTGCTAAATTGTTAAAACAACAAACATATTCATTAAAGCAAATTCAAGAATCTGAAGCTATTATTGCAGAACAAAGAGCGCAAGGTATTAAAAAAGTTTCTCAAGGCGCAAGGGATAATATAAAACGCCAAAAAGAAAATATTGAAATATCAAAAAAGCAGTATCAAGAAGAATTAAAAGTAATTGACCAAGCATCAAAAGACCTTGAAAAAACATTGGGTTTAAATGCTGAAAATAGCGGCAAACGACAAGTAAGAACGGCAAAAAAAACACAAAAAGATATTAAGCAAGCAAACAGAAATGCTACCGATGAAAAAGCTAAACTATTACAAGAAGAATTAACCAACCTTGAAAATGCTTTAAAAATTGAAATCAATAAAACTGAAGAAGGTACAGAAGC